CAAGGATCCCTCCAATATGACCTAGATTAATAAGCCAAATTGTATTTTTGGTAGAATGATGGGTCATAAACCTCATTAATTCTATCCTGAATCTTTTGAAGTAAGCCGTCGTTTCCTTCTTTAAAACGAGCTTTACTAGGATCTCCGTCATAAATACGGTCCCAAGTAGACTGATACCTACGCTTCTGTGCATCAGTTTTCAACTTCGCAAGTGCTTCTGCATCTTCTTGCTTCAACCTATCATTTAGCTGTGAAATAGGTACATTTCTAAAGAATTCGTTTTCGTCAAACTTAATCAATAAATTCACCGCAATTGAGAATGCTTCTTTATACTCGTAAAGTTTAGCGAGTTGTTGGTAGAATGCATATGTCCAACCAACAGGACCTAGACCCTTCTTAGTCTCTTTCATTAGCATTGAACGTACTACTCTGGTCCAAGCATAAACCATGACCAACTCTTTGGTATTCGGATCACGGAATAATCTATACTGTAAGAACGTTGGTCCAAATTCAAATTTCTTTTCATTAATTATTCCTCCAAAGTCTTGTTTCATTCCCTTTGCAAGCTCCTTGCGGTCAAGCTTGCCCTTTCGGTATACATGTAGATTGTCATCACCCATGACAAGCATGTAATATAATAGTTTATACACAAGGTCTGTATAACTATCGTCCTGCTTCATACATTGGTAAGTCATTTGCACTGCATTAATAAGGCCACCACCTCTGTTCGTATCTATGAAGCCTGAGAATACACGTCCAAGTATCTCAAGGACTGACATATCTAAACCATCCATTAACTGGGTCTCTGTGGCAAAGATTGTACGCATAAAAGCTATCCTCTTGGACCTAGATCCATTGGCTTTGTAGATTGACATCGCTCCGATCAATACTAACATGCCTTGTCCAACTGTTGAGTCAAAGCTTGAATAATCTTCATTTGCACATAATAAACCTAATTTGGTACAATCCTCTAATATTGTAGTTAAAGCTTTCTTTAGCTCCTCATCATCTCTATATCCAATGAAGAGTGGTGATTTAGACTTGTATGCTTCGATTTCTTCCGCTTCTAGCTGATTTAAAACTAAGTTAAGTATTCTTGATACAGCTATTAATAATCTACCTTTACCGCGTTGATTACGGCCATACATTGTTGAAACATTATATTTATACCATTCATTATAATTATCTTTAATCTTCTCAGCATCACTCATTGTGATCTCTGCGTATGTACGTCCTGACGCATCATCGATTGTTCTATCATTCTGCCAGTAGGGGAATCCGACTCCCGAATGTTTAGTCATGAATGGTAAGTTGATCTCACGAATTTCAGAAGAAGCTCTCACTTCTGGAATTTGGTTTAAGACCACTAGGACAGCCTTTTGAAACACTGGATCTGTTTCTAACTTTTTCATGATCTGGTCGACCGTATTATTTGTGGGTTTTGTATACAGTTTTGCCATTTCTTGTCTAGCTTTAGCTTGACCAGGTTGTATATCACGTAAGTTGTCCTTCATATTTTGATGACACTGCACATTATAGTGCTCTACAGAATCAAGGGGAATGTTTTCATCGAATGTATCTTTCGATCCATTAAATTGGAG